CGCGACTTGGACCTCGACTCTAATATTGACTCCCACTAACCACGGTGTTGATCCTGTCGTATGAGCATCATATGAAACCGGACCTCGATATATTCCGATCCATCCACTCCCTTTGGCTGCAACATTCGGGTCCTCATTTCTCTCAGGATTCCTCTCGATCGTATAACCAAAAAGATTGTTCTTCAAGATACTCTCAACCGCCATCGTTATATATTTTAAATTCAAAATCGCCATAGAATCACCTTAGTATTTTCCCCATCCATTTTCCATATAATTTTACGACCTCTGGCCAGATCTGTTTTCTCATCGGAGTGATCTTTCTCCTGGGCAATCCACGCCTGGTTCCTTTATCATGAAATTTAGAATAATTCACTCCCGATTGAATCCCCGCCAACTTAGCCGACCATATGTGTTTCCATCTTGATTTCATGGTTCCGGTATCTTGTAATATTTTCGGACTCCCTGGACGTGGACCCTTTCTTCTCCTCAAAATCGTCGCCTCTTTTAGGGGTTTCCATCCACTTCCTCCCTCCGCTAATTTCCCCTGAGTCTGAAAATTCTTCTGGATCCATCGATCTAATAATACGACCGCCTTGGCATTGATCTCTCTTCTTTTATTGAGAGATCCCCTGACTTTGTCCCCTTTTTTGGCAAGATCCTTGATTCCCTTTAATTTATAACTGAGCATTTTCAATCAACTCGATGAAATCTTTTAGACTCCCTCTCCTCTGACATCCGAAACAATACCATTCATTTCTTGGCACATCCACAACAAGTGAAGGGACCTCCTCCTTATGAAATGGACATGCTCCGACATACTTTTCTCCGACCTTATTGAGACTCACATATTGGCTCACATAATCAATCAGGTCATTCACGCTCATCCCTCAGTTCTTCCAACAGACCCGAGTCAACATGACTCACCGCCTCATCATAATCTAACATTGAAAAAACGGCATGATAATCCTGGTATGGTGACCAAATCTTTTCTTTCGTTCCATCCGGTTCAATCACAGTCCCCGATTCTGTATAAATATACTCGTCACCATTCTTGATCTTATCTATCCTCCCGATAATTGCATCTCTGACCTGACCCGCCTTCTCCGGATCTTTTGTGATCAACGCCTTATAATAACAAAGGTCCATACAGAGATCCTTGACAGTCGGATGAGCACCACTGAAAGGAACCGAGAAATGAGAGGCGAGAAGACTGTTTAACTCCATCTCCGCATAATAGATCAATCCAGAACTAACCTCCGCTGGACTATCGGCCCAGGTCTTCAAGACATCATACCTTAAAACCAGATCGGCATACGTGATATACATTAGAAATACCTATCCTCGTAATATTCGGTTTTCTTTTTAACGATCGCCTCGGTTAGATCACGGATGTCATCACTGTTAACGAATACTCCCTGGACAATATCATCCCTGATCTTCCGACCATTCCCCTTGATTGCATCCACATTAATACTATACTCAATTCCTCCTCCCATGGTGACAATCCTTGTCGCCTCAGAATACCACGGCATGCTCTCGACCACCATCCTCAACTCTCCCATTTCCAGCAATTCTCTCCATATGAAAATGATGACTTTCGCCCACTCAATGATTTCATCCGTGACATTCATGTTGTTCTTTTCGAACGTATATCGAATGAGATGGGCAAGATCCCTCAACCATAGAAATTTCCCCAATTTCCGGTCGGGATATTTCTGTCTGTCCTTCTTCATAAGAGGAAAATTTCGATAGAATCTTTTTTTTCTGACTTCCTCCGTCGAGTATCCGGTGTGCATGATCGCGACATCATCGACCATATAAACCTTTCCGACACCTTCATTGAATTTCTTTTCAGGATGTTCGTGAACGATTCCACAAAACTTGATCCCTCTTTTATTTCTGAATAACCTGACAGGCAGATCCGTCTTGAAAAGGCTCGGGGGCTCGATCGCATAATGATGCTGTTTTATCGCATATCCATCAAAAAATTCGCCCTCAGATATTTCAATACATTTTTCGGGTTCTCCAATGTCTCATCATTATCGATCCACAAGATCCAATCCATTATGGCTGGTTTGATCGTCAAATTTCTCGCCTCATCGAATCCTATCTCGACCGGAGACTTGATCTCAAAACACTTCGCCCCGAAACATTCCGCGACTCTCATGGTTTCATCGCTGGTCGTCTCATCGATTCCGATAATTATCTCATCCGCAATATCCTCAATCGAACTCAATGTCCTTCCAAGGGTGAACTCTCCATCCTTCACAATCATACAAACTGACAAGGTTTCTTGTGGGGCCTGTTGAGACAATTTTCTCTCATAATTTATCCGGCCTACAGGCTCAGGTCCATTCTTGAAAGTCACAATTAGAAAACCATACTCTCTCATCCTCGGTTGAGGAACTCCCATTAATTTATAATCCTCTTGATTTCTGAATAAATCGAGGAGATCTCCCCTCTCCAAATGATGAATATGCGCTCTCCATCCCGGGTGCTCCTTATATCCGATCGCCTCCCACGGTCCATACGGTACAGTGATACAGATCACTCCATCCGGTGTCAGATGTTTTTTCAACTCATCCACGAGAATCCACGGTTCAGGGTGATGTTCCAAAACCTCACATGCCAAAACCATATCCCATTGACCATTGAAACTCTTTTTAAGTTCATTCTCATCTCCTATAAAAAACTGGACATTGGGTTCCTTCGCTGTTTCATCAAAAACCCTGTCTTTCCATTCACGGGCAATCCTGATATTCGACTTAACTAAATCTATCCCAACATATTCTATCTCAGGATATCTCTCGACCAGATTCATAACATAATGACCATGGGCACATCCGAAATCAAGAATCGTCTTCGGTTTGAATTTCTCGATCATCGTACATACAGCCTCATATCTCGGTTGACCGTTGAGATTCTCCGGTCCATACTCGACACCTCGATCCTTCTCGTACTGATAATATCGAGTATAATGATCCTTGTACTCATCATCGAAATAGAAATAATAATTCTTCTTGATCTCATCCATGAAATCATCCGGTACTCCATCGACTTTTGTCGTCGCCACAATATCCGAATGCCTTTCAAGGTGTTTCAATAATCTGATCTTATCCTCAGACTTCTTCTCAATGAGATCCTCAAACATATCGATCCACTGCTCGGCTGCACTCTTCCACGTCTGTTTTTTCGCAATCGCCCTCCTGTTAAGACTCGACCACTTATCACCATGGAAGATTCTCTTTACTTCTTTAATGAATCTCTTCTTATCGACCTTCCCATTATGAGGCAATAGAACCGCCCCTCCGTCTCTTGTGGTCTCCGGCAATGCTCCTGTCCTGAATCCGAGAAAGGGCAATCCAGACGCGAACGCTTCCAGCGACATCATACAACTCGTGTCCTCAAACATGGTCGGGTAAACATATAATTTACATTGGGCCATTTTCTCTGCCAACGCCCTTTTCCCAATATGACCTAATAACTCGACATTCGGCAATTTCCGGCAACAATCCCACAGGTATTCATACATCCCCGCCATTTGAGGGGTCGTATTCTGGTAACCACATACATACAACTTGAAATCCGGCAATGACTTCATAATACAATCATCGCCCCCGACTAAATTTTCAAGACCTCTTTCCGGTCTCGAGGCAAAGATCAAGGATTTCTCTTCTCTCTCAAAATCTTCCAGGTCATCATACTCACTATAATTGACACCATTCCATGAGGGTGTGATGAACTCCTTGGGGATTCCATAGATTTCCGAGACCTGGTTCCGGTGAAACTCCGAGACCGTAACCACTTGATCAAGATTGAATAGATGTTGCTGGACAAATCCCAACTGGCGATATAGGGCGATGTCGTGTAACCACCATACATTTAATTTAGAATTGATAAATGATGTAAAAGCAAAAGGATGACGCTGAATAATACAGACATCAAAAGGCACTCTCGCCGAGAAATTGAATCTCTCCCCCAGGGGTGAGGCATCACTCCTCTCTCCGACATACTCATATTGTACTCCATCCCATACACCGGGATGTTGACTCTCCGTGAACATATAAACATCATGACCCATTTCCTTAAATTCCCGGGCCATGTAATACCCTGCCGACTCCGACCCTCCGAGACTCTCCCCTTTCGGTATTGTATCCCCATTGAACGGCATTCCTCCGACATGAATTAGAATGAACATACTCTCTCCTTTCTAAAATCCCTATACGATCTATTGACCGCCTCAGAAAAACCTCTTAGGATTGATCTCAGACGGTCAGGTTTTGAAAATTCTCTCCTCTGATGGTCTCATCATGATAAAATCTTGACTAAGTCCTCTTTTAACATCCCCCTTTCCCAAATCTTCCTTTTTTTTGCAAGGGCCTTCAATTCATCGAACCTCAAATCCTTGATGTCAATGATCGCCTCAACGCCCTTTCCCTCTTCAGAGGTGTCAATCTTCCCTTTCTTTTTCTTGATTCTCTTGGCATCTTCCGTCAACATGGCAAATCTCCTTTCTTGTTTTAAAATTGGGGAGGGGAAATATTCATCCCTCCCCTTCAGTATAACTTAATTAATAAAACGATCGATCTTTTATTGACTCGATCCGACTCCTGTGATTAAGAATGACAGCGCCGATGCCGTGATCTTCTCATCCTGATAATATCCGATCTCGACTTCCTCGGCCTTCGCCCTTGGTAATTGATGCACCTCGGCAGACATCCCGAGATCCCTGACCGCCGGCCACCTAAATGAATACATGAAAGATGGTTTATCTTTCCTGGGTTTCATCGGGGCATAATAGGTCAAACACTGATCATTCCAGATTTTGGAGAGACTTTCCGTCTGACCTTCATCTGTCGTGTTCCGATAAGTTCCCCCGACTAAAACTCTCTCAACCTCAAATAACGCTTTCACGTGTTCAAGATTGACCATCTTGGCCTTTGCGGTTTGTCCAGTATCTCCCCAAATCCGAGCGATGACCCCGGCATGCTCACGGAACAACCTCCATGAATAACGACCAAATACCAGACTGTTTGGTCTCTGACCTGTGAAATCTTCCACATTATTGATGCCTGTATTGATATCCTTGACAGGATCTGAATTTCCGGCCGTCTCATCCTGCCACCCAGAGGCCACCGCCGAATAACTCCCACAATTCGACCCTGACGTGACCTGTAGGGCGAGGCGGTATTCCCAATTCAGCATCAATTTGTCCTTGACCATCTCCGCTCTCGATGACCTTTCAGACCATACCCAACCCGCATCAGCATTTTTAAGATCCTCATAGGGTATCCGATCTTTCAGGGCATAATTCTTCGCAAAATAGGTTCCGCTCGATACACTCCGACTAATGACATTGGCCTCAGTTGCCGGGGCCCGCTTGTCATCTTCTGTCCTATAGGCATCACCTATATTCCAGATATAATAACCATCGGATTGCTTTTTGACGGTTACAATCGGGGCGATCAGATCACATATAAAACCTTCCGGCCTATACGCAATCGCCACATTACTCAATGGTACATCGATGTGTACGTCTCTTCCAGTTGCTCCCATTCTAACCTCCTTATACTGGTAAATATGGAGCGGTCGGGAACACAAAATCACCTGTCCCGATACTCCCACTGGTCACGGTATTTCGGCACTCACCTACGATGTAATAACCTGAATCGCCTGTGGTAAACCACCCTGACGTTGTGACGGTTAATTTATCACCCTTGGTCAAAGCCTTCCCTGCTCTGAATTTAGACACACCTTTCGTGACTGCGGTTCCAAACTCATTTGACTTTGGATTATTTAATAAGATCCCTCTCGCTTCCTCACCATTATTCGCGATCTTACCATCACACAGGGCAACCGCGAAATACTGATGAGTATTAAGATCTTCCAAGGCCTCGAACGTATCCGTAATTTGAGGTCCTTCAATAGCCATATTCTTGACTC